GTGACGGTACAAGGCTACAAGCTTTTGCTACTCGTTACCAGTGGAAGAATGGTTTAGTTGTAAAAGATTGGAGATACGTTGTTCGTATTTGTAACATTGACATTTCTGACCTTTTAGGAAGTTCAAGCACACAAGCTTCTACTGCTTCAACTGCTCTTGTAAAACTAATGGCTAGAGCATTGTACAGAATTCCTAATATGGCTATGGGAAGAGCAGCGTTCTACATGAACAGAACTGTTCACTCAGGTTTATCAATTGCAGCAATGGACAAATCACAGTCTGTTTTAGCAATCCAAGAAGGTTTATCACAGTTTGGATCAGCACAAAGCTACTTATCATTCTTAGGTGTTCCTCTAAGAAGAGTAGATGCGCTAATCAATACCGAAGCTGCGGTAAGTTAACCCATTTATTATTAAAGGAGATTTAAAATGATTACAGATTCATTGCTCAGAGTGAGCGAAGATCAAGCACTTACTACAACTGCTGTTTCTACAAACACTGTTGATTTAAGTGTTGCTAGAGACATGGGTGAAGGTACTGCTTTATACATGAACTTTGCCGTTACTACTGCATTAGCAAATGGTACAAGCGTTAAGTTTGAAGTTATTACCAGTGCAAGTGCAAACTTAGGTACTCCTACTGTTATTGGCAGCAGCGATGCTATTCTTACAGCAGCACTTACAGTTGGTAAAAACGTAGTAGTACGTTTAAACCCAGAAATTGCTGGCAAAGGTCAAAGATACCTTGGTGCTAGATACACAATTGCTGGTACTTTTAACGCTGGTAAAGTTACTGCTGATATAGTAGAAACAATCGGTGACGGTAGAAAGTTCTATGCTTCTGGCTTTACCGTAGCTTAAATTAAAAATGACTTATGCCTATTTACAAAGCTAAAATCAAGTGTTTCGTTGGTCAATCATTACGAGAGATTGGCGAAGAATTTGAGTATAACGGAGAATTTTGCAAGCATCTTGAATTAATTAGTGGTGCTGAACCTCAGACACCTGTAGCGTCTACTACACCTGTAAAAGCTGAAGTAAAGACAACTAATTTAGAATTGATGACTAAAGCAGAACTTGAAGTTTATGGTCGTTCTATCGGTATTGAACTTGATAGAAGACAAACAAAAGATACTTTAATTTCTAAACTTGAAGCAGCTAATAAATAGGCTAAGTCTTCTTATTTGACATACAGGGGGCTAGTAGTATTACTGCTATCCTCCTCTTTTTATAGGAGATGTAATGGCAACCGAAGTAGATATTTGCAACCTTGCCCTAGCGCACTTGGGTGATGATGCAACAATAGCTACGCTATCCCCACCAGAAGGATCAGCGCAAGCAGAAAAAGCTGCACGTTTTTATCCGATAGCAAGAAATACTTTGCTACAAATGCATACATGGAATTTTGCAGCAAGACGTGGAAATTTAGCACTTACAACAAATACTCTTGACCAGTGGGATTATGCATATGTCGCACCTGCTGACATGATGTCACCTATTTCAATAATATCTCCAACAGCACAAAACGATTACGCTACAAGAATGTCTGCTGGCGATACCCCCGGAGGAATTACATCTAATTACGCACCAACAATTGTGGCAGGGCAATATACACCACAACAATTTGCGATAGAAGGTACTTATATTTATACAAACCAAGAAAATGCAATGTTGCGATATCAAGCATTTATAACTGACCCATCAACATTTTCTCCTTTATTTGTAATTACATTGTCATGGCATTTGGCATCAATGTTGGCAGGGCCAATAATAAAAGGAGATCAAGGAATAGCAGAAGCAAAACGTAGTACAGAAATGATGCAAGGTTATTTAGCAAGTGCAAAACAATCTGACAATTTACAAAGAGATATAACGATAGAACATATTGTACCTTGGACATCAGGGAGGTAATTTATGCCAACTACACGCACATTTGCAAAAGCATTTTCAGCAGGTGAAATTTCTCCAGAAATGTTTGGTCGTATTGATGACGCTAAATATCAGCAAGGTGCTGCAACCATGCGTAATTTTATTGCCAAACCACAAGGGCCAGCACAAAACAGACCGGGGTTTTCATTTGTAAAAGAAGTAAAAGACAGTACAAAAGCTACAAGATTATTATCTTTTACATTTAATACTGTCCAAACAATGGTTATTGAAATGGGTAATACCTATTTTAGATTTCATACTCAAGGACAAACATTACAATACACAGACGGTACAGCATGGAGTGGCAGTACTAATTATGTAGTTGGTGATATAGCAAAATATAGCGGTACAAATTATTATTCTAAAACTGTACATTCTAATAGTCAGCCACCAAACTCTACAAACTGGTATGCTTTACCTGCTGATTTTACATACGAAATACCATCACCATATTTAGAAGCAGAATTATTTGATTTACATTATGTACAATCTGCTGATGTTATAACACTGGTACATCCTAATCACGCACCAAGAGAATTAAGAAGATTAGGAGCAACAAAATGGGAAGTTAAAGTAATTGATTTTGGTAGTCCATTAGCATCACCTTCAGGAGTAAGTGTAGCTGCTTATATACCATCATCTACTAGTACTAATACCGATACTTTTTTAACACATAATTATGTTGTAACTGCAATTTCAGCAAATTTAGTAGACGAAAGCGCACAATCAAGTGCTGCATCTGTAAACAATAATATTTTTGTAACTGGAGCAAAAAATACAGTTACTTGGAACGCAGTTAGTGGAGCTACTAGATATAGAGTATATAAAGATCAAGGTGGTATTTTTGGTTTTATTGGTGAGACTACAACTACAACTATTATTGATAATAATATAGGGCCAGATTTTTCTGTAACACCACCAATATATGAAAATGATTTTGTAGGTACTGGTAATTATCCCGGTGCTGTATCTTATTTTGAACAACGAAGAGTGTTTGCAGGTACTAATAATGCACCACAAAATATATGGATGACTAAATCAGGTACTGAAAGTAATATGTCGTTTGGTTTACCTATAAGAGATGATGACCGTATTGAGTTTAGGGTTGCTGCTCGTGAAGCAAATACTATCAGACATATTGTTCCATTAACGCAATTGCTATTGCTTACAGGTTCAGCAGAATGGCGAGTAACTTCTGTTAACAGTGATGCTATAACACCTACATCTATATCAGTAAAACCACAATCATATGTTGGATCTAATAATTCACAGCCAGTAATTGTTAATAACAGCATGGTTTATGCTGCATCTCGTGGCGGTCACGTTAGAGAGTTAGGTTATAACTGGCAAGCAAATGGATTTATTACAGGTGATTTGTCATTAAGAGCAGCGCATTTATTTGATAATTTTGCAATTTTAGATATGGGAATGGCAAAAGCACCATTGCCTGTAGTTTGGTTTATTAATGATCAAGGTAAATTATTGGGTCTTACATATGTACCAGAACAAGCTATAGGAGCATGGCATCAACATGACACTGATGGTTTGTTTGAGAGCGTTGCAGTAGTAGCTGAAGGTGCTGATGATGTTGTGTATTGCGTTATAAAAAGAACAATTAACGGTGCATCAAAAAGATATATAGAACGTATGGGAACAAGAATATTTGCAGCACAACGAGATAGTTTTTTTGTTGATTGCGGTGCAACATATAACGGTACAAATACAAACACAGGACAAAACGTTACCATATCTGGCGGTACAAATTATACAAGAGGAGAAAGCGTTACTATAACTGCTAACTACAATTTATTTAATGCACCACCTAGTGTTGCTGATAAAGATGATGCAATAGTTTTAGTCGATGGTACAACTACATATAGATGTGTAATTTTGTCTACATCAAGCCAAACTGTTGCAACTGTAAAATTAGATAAAGATTTACCAGCAAGTTTACGAAATACAGGAATTACAAGTTACGAAGTGGCAAGAAATACAATATCAGGTTTGTCATATATAGAAGGTAAAACAGTAAGCATTTTGGCAGATGGTGCAGTGCATCCACAAAGAGTTGTTAGTAGTGGCAGTGTTACCTTAGAACGTGCAGCTAGTGTTGTTCATGTAGGTTTGGAATACAACAGCGATCTGCAATCATTACCTTTAGCTTTGCAAGTAGAAGCATTTGGTCAAGGCCGAGTAAAAAATCTCAATCATGTTTGGTTAAGAGTATTAGAATCATCTGGTATTTTTGCTGGGCCATCTTCCGATAAATTAATAGAAGCAAAACAACGTACAACAGAACCATATGGATCACCACCAAATTTAAAAACAGAAGATATAAAAATTATGTTAACTCCTACTTGGCAAGATAATGGTCAATTATTTGTACGACAAACTGACCCATTACCATTAACTGTTGTCGGTTTGACTTTAGAAGTTTCTATTGGTGGATAGTGTGACCGTAAACAGATATTATGTATATATACTAAAAAATAAGGCAGCGTTGAGGTTAGTACAACAATGGGGTTAGATTTTGGAGCTTTAGGGTTAGGCGATAAATTAGGCATAGGTTTTGGTGTTAGTAGTCTTGTTACTGGATTAATTGGTGATCAATCAAGAGCTAATACAGAACGATATAGGGCAAAAAGTGCAGCGTTAAATTATGAGCATCAGCGTGACATGGCGCAGCTTAATAAACGTATGTTAGAAAGCCAAGCGCAGCATATTGGAAGGGCATATAACAAACAGATTGCAATAAGAACTATGAAGGCAGGTCAAGCTATATCAAGTACTAAAGCATCGTTTGCTGCAAGGGGCATACAAATGGGTGTTGGTAGTACTGCAAATGTTTTTGCTAGTGCTGAATTATTAAAAGAAATAGACAGGTTGACGATGAATACTAATAAGGTTAAAGCAATGAATACTAAACGAGCGCAAGCAGTTAACATGGGTATAAGAGGAGATATGTTAGGTATGTCTGCTGATAATTTGTTTTCTACTGCTTCTACTATTAGCCCATTTATGAATATGAGTAGTACTTTCTTAACAGGTGCTAGTTCTATTGTTTCTGGTCTACCTTCAGAATTCTGGAAAGGATAATTATGGCAAGAGTACCTTTACAACAAACACCACAAGTAGGATTAGAAGTTGGGTCAGCACCACAGTTTACTGGTGGCAGCATCCAACCTGTACAAGATACTGTTACAGATGACATTCAAAGGTTTAGCAAGGCACAACGAAACGTTGCAAATATTGCTATTAAATTACAAGAAGAATATAACGATGCTGAAGCATTAAAACTTTCTAATGAAGTAGATGAAGAAATTGAAAAAGAAAAAAATAATTATGTTATGACACAAGGTGTTAATGCAGTAGCAACAGTAGATAAAGATAGCGGTGTAACTGTTTATGACACAGCAATTAACAATATAAATTCAAAATTTGCAGAGATTGGAGAAAAAGCAAGTAATAGCCAGATAAAATTTTTGTACGAAAATATTGCATCGGTAAAAATAAAGTCAGCGACAAGCGAAATGACAAAGCATTCTATAAAAGAACAACGAAAATATCTTGAAGCAGAAACTACCGCAGCTATTAATAATCATAAAAAAGCAACTATACAAAATTATCAAACTTTTCAAGATGACGAAGGTGCTTTTAAATTAAATTACATAGCAGGTTTACAAAGAATAAACGAAAAAGCATTGCAAAAAGGTTGGGAAATAAATCCAGAAAGTGGGCCAATAAGTTCACAATACATAGAAGCAGTAAACGAATACAATATGGAAATATTTAAAGGTGTTATTAAAAATTTTGAAACAGATAAAAATTTTGTAGAATCAAAAGCATTTTTAGAATCATTAAAAGGATTTATAAAAAATCCAAAAGAAGTAGCAAAAATCAAAGTATCATTAAATAAAAAACATAATAATTTTTTAACAGAAAAAATAGCAATTAACGTTATTTCAAATAATAAAAATCAAAATGATGGTCAATTTTTAAGTCATATAAACAAATTATCTACTTTAAATAGTAATAATAATATTGACAATAATAATGGAGGATCAGTTGAAGATGGTTTTAATAGCAATGATGAATTAATAGATACTACAAATAATACATTAAGTGAAAAAATAGAATTGTTAGAAAAAATTAAAAACCAATCAAAATTTTATGATCCAGAAACTACTACAAGATTAATACCACAACACCAACCAACTCATTTATTTGCAATACAAAGACTTGGAGTAAAAAAAGCAGATGCATTTTATACAAAAGCAAAATCACAAACAGATATAGATACAAAAAAATATAAAGAAGATCCTACATATGCAAAAAAAATTAATGAGCAAATTATAGATAACTACAACAAATTAATTACTGAAGAAGTAAACAAAATTTATGGAAGGTTTGGTGAAGGAGAATATGCAATAACAGTTGCCAATGATTTAGAAGTTATAAAAAAAGGTATTGATTATGATTTTACTAACGAAACATTAAACATAGATATAGATTCTGTAACAGGTTTACGTCCACTTGAAGATTTAAAACAACAATTAAAAGATACAATTACAGAACCAGAAAAATTAAAGTTTGCAATAGAAGATTTAGAAATTAAATATAATAAAATTAAAACTGAACGAGAAGGAATATATAATGAATCGTTAGTTAATGCAAAAGAAATAGCATTTGCAGAAGAAGGTGGATGGAAAAATTTAGAAGCTAACGGTATTGATATTAATAATTTTAAAGAAGAAGATCAAACAATACTTAAAAATGGACATCCTACAGAGTCAGATAAAGATACTGTTATTGATTTAGAAAGAAATCCAGCAGAAGTAGCAAATAATTTAGATGCATATAGTCATTTGTTGTCGAAAGGACAATATACAGAATTACAACGTTATCAAGCAGAATTAAGAGGTGAAAATAAAGTTATAGCTGCAACTGTTGATTCTGATATGTTTGATACTAGTTTAATAAGATTTGGCTATACAGATATTGTTGATAAAATAACAGACGATAAAAATGCTAAAGATCAATATAATTTTAAATTTGATTATAAACAAATTAAAGATGCTTGGAAAAATAGAATAGACGAAGTACAAACAAGTACAGGCAAAAAATTAAAAAGAACAGAAAAACAAGAACTTCTTGATGAGATATTGGCAGACGGTGTAATAACTAAAAGTTATGGATTATTTAGAAATAAATTTATTACTATACCTTCTGTTGCATTAGAAGAAGATCAGTTTGAAGATGCATTTGTTTTTGTTGACGGCAAAAAAATATTTTCAAAACGTATTAAAGATGAAGTTAGAGAATATTTTATAAAAGGTTATGTAGCAGCAGGTATACCGTATACAGAACAAATGATTGCAAACGAATATGTATTGCATGGCAAAAAAAATTCTGAAAAAGAAATTATTAAATATAAAGAGGAAAATAATTTATGAGCGACAATCCATTTTTAGACACATTAAACAAAAGACAAGAATTAGCTCCTAGTCAAAATTATGCTGAAAATTTAAACACGCTTAATACAGAAAATCCTTTTTTAGATACATTAAAAAAACGAGAAGAAGATAAACAAAATCAAATAAAAGCTAAGTTAAAACAAACCTTAACATCTGTTATGGATAAAGATCCTGACATGGTTGGTGAAGGATTGCAACTTGCTAAAGAATTAAATTTACCAAAAGAATTTGCATTAGATAGTGAAGAAGCAATTAAATTATTAGCTAAGAAAAATAAAAAAGAAAAAATATTAAGTTACGAATTAGCAAAAAAAAGTCCAATTTTAATGCGTCAACTTACTGATCCTACATTTGCTGCATTAGCTTATGACAATATAGATGATTTAGAAGGTTTAGAATATGCGTTTGATGCTATAAAAAAAGCACCAGATAATATATTGCAAGGATGGGAAAAAGGTAGGTTAAATGTAAGAAGAGGTAAAATAGGTAATTTAAAAAAATCTGGCAAACGCAATGAAGAATTAAATACAGAATTAGCACAAATTAACCAAAGATTAGAACAATTAAATAGTGATGGATCTGGAATATTAGAAGAAGGTTTTTCTATTTTTGGACAATATTCTAAAACTTTACCTACTGCATTAGAAGGTGGTTCAGTTGGTGCAGCAGTTGGATTTGGTGCAGGTGCGGTAACAGGGCCGGGATCTATATTTACAGCTAAAGGTGGGTTTATTGTTGGTTTTTTAGGAACGCTAGGTTTAGAAACTTACAAAATAGAAGCAGGTTCTACATATTTAGATCTTGTAGAAGAACTGCAATTAGAAGAAGGTGTTAATGATCAAACTGCAAAACACATAGCTACTGGTGTTGGTGTCACCAATATGTTGTTAGAATGGGTTGGTGCTAGTGCTGTAACTGCTCCTATAAGAAAACAATTATCTAAATACGCTACAAAATCAATTGTTAAAGAATTAGCAAAACCAACAGGACGCAAAGCAATAACACAATTTGCTAAAAATTATTTTGGTGGAAATTTAACAGAAGCAGGTACAGAAGTTTTACAAGAATTATCTAATGTTATTGGCCGTGATTTAGCAGTAACATTTAGCGATAAAGAAGATTTAAATTTAAAACTTACAAATTTAGAAGGATTGCAAGAAGTAGGAGACAGGCTAGGTCAAACTTTTATACAAACTATGAAAGGCATGACGCTAGTAGGTTTAGTAGGTAGTGGCCCAACATTTATATCTGATATTTCTAGAGCAAATAAATCAACAAAAGATACTGCATTTATAGAAAATTTATCGGAAAAATCTGTTAATAATAAAACAAAAATAAGAAATCCAAATGAGTTTCAAAGTTTTGTAGAAAATTTAGCAGTAGATAAAGACGTACAAAATTTATATATTGATGCAGAAATATTAAATCAAGCAATAATTGATAATGGAATAACAATAGAAGATATACAACAAGTATCACCTAATGTTGCACAACAACTTATAGAAATAAATAAATCTGGTGGGCAAGGTGATGTAACAATAAAAACAAGTGAATATGCAGCAAAACTAGCTGGTACACAATTTGACGGTTTTTTACAAGATCATTTGCGTGTTGATCAAGATGGTTTTAGTCGTGCCGAAGCAACACAATTTAAAACAAACCAAGATTTATTAAGACAAGAAGCTGTAGAAGTTATAGAAAAACAAAATAAAATATCTAATGAATTTGCAGCTAGTGCAACACAAGTTAAAAAAGATATTACATTACAACTACAACAGGTCAAACAATATACACCAAAAAACATCGAATATGCGTCTACATTTTTTCGTGATTATGTTGTTATACAGGCAAATAAATTAGGCATATCACCTAAAGAATTTGCTGCTAGATTTCCATATACAGTTGTTGTTCAAGATCAAATACAGGTATCACCAGAACAACAATTATTTAATCAAGACGGTTCTGTAAGATTAGAAACACCACAATTTAAAAACTTTTTTGGTAAATCAGTTTTAAAAAAAGATGGTAAACCAGAAGTTTTATATCACGGTACACGAGATAGTGTTAACGAATTTAATTTAGATCACCCAAATAAAAAAGATTTTGGTTGGTTAGGTAAAGGTGTATATATGTATCGTGGTAAAAATGCAGCAGCAGGTGCAAACGTATACACAATAAATAAAAGAGGAGATGCAGGGGCTAACATAATGCCTTTGTATGCACGATTAGAAAATCCATACTATGCAACATTTAAAGAAAAAGCAGGTATAAGAATGGGTGGCGAGCAAGCTGCTGAAGGATTTAAACAAAGATTAATTGACCAAGGCCATGATGGTGCAATACTTAGAGGTCAGGACGGCACAGACGAGGTAGTAGTATTTGATAATGCAGCAG